TTGATCGCCAGTTCCCGAAGTATTACCTTCGATCGTGATTACCGTCTTAAACTTAACTGCGACGACGATTCCGATGTGGCTAATACGATCGACTCCATCATGCGGAAAGTCCATAAAGGCTAGATCGCCGATCTTAGGTTCTGCGACGATCCAGCGATTCACTTCTTTAAGCTTATGCGCGCCCGCAGCTGTAGACACCATAGACGGAAGCTTTACGCCCGCTTCATGGAAGCACCAGTTAACGAAAGATCCGCACCATGGTAAGCCGTCGGCTTTCGTGAACTTTCCGTACTTCGTAAGGTTATCGCCTTCTTCTACAGTGCCGACTTCTTTAAGTGCTACTTCGACTACTGCCGCAGCTGTACCGATTGGATAGGTCATTGGCTTATCTCCACTTCTGGAATTATAAACTCGTCTTTCATTTCATCATAATAATAACCGATTCCAGCATAAACACCGCGGAAGTTAGCATTATAAGAAGTCTGCACCCATCGCCCGCCGAAGTGTTGAATACAGAACTCGATTCCTTTCCATTCGGACTCGCATCCTTTATTGTCTAATAGCTCGTTATTGTGTACGACGATTACTCGCGTAACGATGTTATTCTCGTCTAATTCTGCGAAGTGTGCCATTATAAAGTTATGCTCCCGCTTCCAGTCCATTTATAGACATAGTTTCCGCCTGTTGAAGTTTGAGTCGGTGAACCTGTAGTAGAAGCTGCTAATCCGTAAGACGTTGGATAGGCAATAATTACTATTCCCGATCCGCCCGAAGAAGTTGCATTACCGCCCGCGCCGCCGCCGCCGCCTGTGTTCGCTGTACCCGCCGTTCCAGAACCAGTAGTAGCAGCCAGTCCAGCTCCGCCGCCGCCTGATCCGCCCGCTCCCGCACTGCCAGCCGCGCAGAATCCGCCGCCGCCGCCCGCGCGAGTCGTTGATGTTCCATCTATAGAAGAAGACGAACCCGCTCCGCCAGCTCCGCCCGTATTACTTGTACCATTAGATCCGACCGCTCCAGCTCCGCCGCCGCCGCCCGAAGCATTTGTAGAAGAAGCAAGCGATAAGACATAAGCAGACCCGCCGTTATTACCTTGTCCGACTGTGCCTTGATTCTGGCCAGATGTTCCAGCGTTAGCTCCAGCTCCGCCACCTGATCCGCCGTTAGAAGTTACCGAGACTGGAGCATAAATAGTTCCACCGCCACCGCCAGTCGAAGTTATAGAACTAAAGACCGAGTTACTTCCGATGTTACCCGCTCCGCCAGCTCCGACCGTTACAGTAAGCGGACTGCCTTTAGCACACGTTAAAGTTGAAGTCTGATAGCCGCCCGCTCCGCCGCCGCCCGCTGGACTAATTGAAGATCCGAAGGTGGAGTACGTTTGACCGCCGCCGCCGCCCGCGACGACTAGATAAGTAACTGGCACTCCGACGTTCTTGCCGCCGCTTGCCATTATTCCCAGCATTGGAGACATTACGCGATGTCTCCGAATACGATCCAAGAATTAGCAGCTAACTTCTTACACGTTGCACCCGAATTGGCCACTCTTAATTTAGGAGTCGCGCTAGTTGCACCTGTTGAGATCACAGTAGTAGTAGCTGGAGTAACCGCTGAGATAGTCGGCTGCCCAGCTCCAGTAATCCAGAAGACGTTAATCTCCGTACCTACTGCGAAGTTGAACGTCGCGTCTGTTGGAATAGTGAACGCTTGAGTAGCTGCGTTATTCATGCTGAAGATGTTGCCTTCATCGCCAGAGACGAAAGTGTAAGAAGCTGTTTTAGCTGTGTAAGTCGATGAGATCTTCGGAGTGCTAATTACGGGAGCTGTTAAAGTCTTATTCGTTAAAGTTTGCGTTCCCGTTAAAGTTACAGCCGTCGAAGCTGGAGCGGCCGCGGCTGCTAAGTCGTAAGCCGCTTTAGTAGCTGTTGGAGTAGAAGCCAAGACGCTTGAAGTCGTAGAAGTCGAGTCGCTTAATTGCACTACGCCCGAAGCACTCGTCGAAGCTGCACTTACGCCGATAGTTACAGCTCCAGAAGATCCGCCACCTGTAACAGGGGACGTAACGTTTACCGCTGTAATGTCGCCGACGTCG